CCTCTTTTCGCACGTCCGCAAAATTCAAACTAAACCGTACAGTTTAGTATTACCGTCAGGAGTTTGACGCATGGCACGCCACGCACAGCCGCGCGAGGTCGCCGAACTGAAGGGGGCGACCCGTCATGACCCCCAGCGCTACACAATGGAGCCGGTAAAATCCGAGTTCGAGCTAGGCCAAGCGCCGCAGCACCTGAGCCCCGCCGCGCAAGCCGCATGGTTCGAGCTGTCGACCTACGCGCCGAAGGGCGTGCTGACTGGCGGCGAGCGTTTGCTGATCGAGGTGACGGCGAACCTGATCGCGGAGTATCGCGAAGACCCGCGCGCGTTTGCTGCTGCGAAGATTGGCCATCTGATCGGGTCGCTTGCGCGCCTGGGCATGTCGCCGGCCGACCGCCAGAAACTCGGCACGCCGAAGGCTGAAAAGAAAAACGAGTTCGAGGAGTTCTAACCGTTGACCCCGACGCAGGCCGCCATTCAGTACGCCGAGGACGTGGCGGCCGGGCAGGTTCCTGCGGGGCGGCTTGTCGTCTTGGCGTGCCGCCGGTTCTTGGCGGACTTGGCGCGTGAGCCGGGCGAGGAATGGCCGTATGTGTTCGACGCCACGCGTGCTGATCGGGCGTGCAAGTTTCAGCAGGCGATGCCTCACACGAAGGGCCGATGGGCCGCGAAGCGCGAGCGGCTGGTGTATCAGCCGTGGCAGCTGTTCATCGAAGCGAACCTGTTCGGGTGGGTGCACGCGGAGACTGGGCTACGCCGATTCCGCGAGGCTTACGAAGAGGTCCCCCGAAAGAACGGCAAGTCCCTGCGTCTCGCGGCGCGCGGCCTGTACCTGTTCGCAGCGGACGGCGAGGCGGGCGCCGAGGTTTACTCGGGCGCCACGACTGAGAAACAGGCGCACGAAGTGTTCCGGCCGGCGTGGCAGATGGTGCAGAAACTCGACGGGCTGCGGGACCGCTTCGGGATCGAGCAGGCGGGCAACCCGAAGAACCCCGGCACGATGTACGTTCTGGAGGATATGTCGAAGTTCGAGGCGATGGTGGGCAAGCCCGGCGACGGCTCGTCACCGCACGCCGCCCTGATCGACGAGTATCACGAACACGACACCGACCACATGGTCGACGCCATGCAAACCGGCATGGGCGCGCGTGAGCAGCCGCTGCTGTGCATCATCACGACGGCTGGCTCGAACTTGGGCGGCCCGTGCTATGAAAAGCGCCGAGACGTGATCAGGATTCTGGAGGGGCAGGTTCGGGACGATCGCGTCTTCGGGTACATCGCTGGCATTGACGAAGAGGACGCTTGGGACGATCCGCGCTCGCTGGTGAAGGCCAATCCGAACTACGGCGTTTCCGTGTTCCCCGAGTTCCTGATAGCTCAGCTTGATCAGGCGCGGCGGTCGGCATCGAAGCAGAACGCGTTCAGAACGAAGCACCTAAACCAGTGGGTCGGCGCGCGGACTGCGTGGATGAACATGCTCGCTTGGCAGCGCCAGAAACGCGCGTTCGACCTGGAGGAGTTCACCGGCTGCCCCTGCTGGGTCGGCGTCGACCTTGCGTCGAAACTGGACGTTGCAGCCGTCGTGGCGCTGTTCGAGCGCGGCGGGGAATACTTCGTGGTGCCGAGGTTCTATGTGCCTGAGTCGACGCTGCAGGAAAATTCGAAGTACCTGAATTTCTGCACCGATGGCGCGATGGTTCCGACGCCCGGCGATATGACGGACTATGCGTTCATCGAAGAAGAGCTTGGCAAACTGGCCGCCGTCGCCGAGATTCGCGACATTGCGTTCGACCCGGCGCAAGCCGCTTACCTGATGACGCGCTTGGACAAAGCCGGGCTGCCGGTGGTCGAAATGGCGCAGAGCGTCAAGAACCTGTCGGAGCCGATGAAGGAGGTGGAAGCCTTGACGGTTTCGCGTAGACTATGGCATGACGGCAACTCGGCTATGACCTGGATGATGGGTAACGTGGTCGCGCGGATGGACGCGAAGGAGCACATCTACCCGCGCAAGGAGACCCCCGCCGAGAAGATCGACGGGCCGGTGGCGCTGATTATGGCGATGGGTCGGGCGATGCTGCAGAATGATGCGGGGGATCTTGACGGGTTCCTCTCCAACCCTGTGAGGGCTTAGGCATGTCGTATTGGCGGGCGTTCGCCCGGTGGCTGGCTGGTGGATTGCTGCGCCGCGCGGGCCTGCAGTACGGCGGGCCGTCTGGCCGTGAGGCTGACGACGCGACGGAAAAGCCAGTCACGTTCGACTCTGCTATGCAGCTGTCCGTGGTTTGGGCCTGCGTCAAGCTGCTGTCGGAGACGGTCGCGTCTCTGCCCCTTAACGCGTACCGGAAGCGCGGCGGCCAGCGCGTGCCGGCGCCTGAGCATCCGCTTTCGCTGCTGTTCGCAGGGCGGGTGAACCGCTACCAGAACCGGATCGAGTTTTTCGAGTCCGTGATTCTGAATCTGGTTCTGCACGGCAACGCTTACGTCTTGATCGACCGGCGCGGCGGGATGATTACCAGCCTGCTGCCACTCATGTCGGCGCAGATGGAAGTGACCTTGCTGCTTGATGGGTCTGTCGTCTACACCTACACGCAAGACACTGGCGTTGACGTGATCGCGCCAGAGCGGATATGGCACATCAAGGGCATGGGCAACGGCGTCATCGGCCTGTCCGCGATGGACTATCAGCGGCGCAGCCTGGGCATTGCGGTCGGCGCCGAGAAGGCCACGGCAAAGACCTACGCCAACGGCGGAAAGCGATCGGGCGTTCTGATGATTGACCGCCTGCTTACGCCGGAGCATCGCGCGATGGTGCGCCAGAATTTCAACGGGCTGGTAGAGGGCGGCGAACGTCTCTTCGTTTTGGAGGCCGGCGCGAAGTTTGAGCCGGTGGCAATGAGCCCGCAGGACATCGAACTGCTATCGTCTCGGAAGTTCAACGTCGAAGACTTGGCCCGCTGGTACGGCGTGCCGTCCGTGATGATCAATGACACCGGCGGGTCTACTGTGTGGGGCTCCGGTATCTCCGAAATCGTGCGCGGGTTCTACAAGCTGACGCTGCGGCCGATCCTGGAGAAGCTGGAGCTGTCCATGATCGTGACCCTGCTGCCGGTGTCGGAGCGGTCGGAAATCGAGTTCGAGTTCGACTTTGAGGGCCTGCTGCGGTCAGACCAGAAATCGCGGTTTGACGGCTACCGGGTCGGCATTCAAGGTGCCATCACGACCCCCAACGAGTGCCGCGCCTGGGAAGGCTTGCCACCGATGGAGGGCGGTGACGTGCTGTATATGCAGGGCGCGACGGTTCCCATTACAATGACGGGGCAGCAAACGCAACCGGCGCCCGTGCCGGAGACGCAGCCGCAGGAGCCGCACAATGGAACGTAAGCTGTTCGACCTGACAGCCTGTGAGGTGAAAATGTTGGACGACGAGTCCGGCATGTTCGATGGCTACGCGTCCGTTTTCAACGGGGTCGACGCCTACGGCGACACGATCCTGCCGGGCGCCTACGCGATGACCCTGGAAAACCGGGCGCGGCCAATCCAGATGCGGTGGAATCACTTTGGCCCGGTCATTGGAAAGTGGCTCAAGGCCGAAGAGGACGACAAGGGCTTGCGCGTCAAAGGCCAGATTGTGCTTGGGCACAGCGTCGGCCGCGATGCGCACGCGCTGCTGAAAGCTGGCGCCATCAATGGCCTTTCGATCGGCTACCGGATTCCCTCGGGAGGTTCGGAGAAAGACGGCAAGATTCGGCGCCTGAAACGCATCGATCTTGTGGAAATCAGCGTCGTGGAAGACCCCGCCGACTTGGGCGCGCGCGTTTCCGACGTAAAATCCGCGCTTGAATCGTGCGACTCCCTGAAAGACATCGAGGCCATGCTGCGTGATGCTGCAGGGTTCTCTCGGGCTGACGCGTGCGCGCTGGTATCGCGCGTCAAGTCCCTGGCACACGGTGAGCGTGCGGCCGAATCGCAAACCAGCGTTGCAACCCTCGCGGCATCGCTGATGCTGCACGCTCACGCACTTAAAATGAGGTGACACATGGAATCCGTAGAGTTGAAGGGCGCGCTTGACGCGCACATGAAGGCGGTCGAGGCCGCTGTCGAGAAGTACGAGGGTCAGGTCAAGGACGCCGGCACCGCGTCGAACGAAGCCAAGGCGGCCGTTCAGAAGCTGTCCGAGGAGTTCAAGGGCGAGCTTGCCAAGATGAACGCCGCGATTATCGACATCGCGCAGAAGTCGACCGCGCCGATCGACACGAAGGGCAAGCCGGTTTCGGCTGTCGAAGAGTTCGTGAAGTCGGAAGAGTTCAAGGCGTTCAAGGACGGCGGCCGTTCGAGCCGTGCGCGTGTGGAACTGAAGAACACGATTCTCGCCGACAACACCACGACCACGTGGCTCGACCAGATCCCCGGCGTCGTCCCTGGCGCGTTCCTTCCGCTGAACGTCTACCGCTCGCTGCCGCAGTTTTCGACGGGCACCGATACCGTCACGCTGATGCGTGAGGCGTCGTTCACCAACAACGCGCGCGGCCAGACCGAAGGTCAGGAGAAGGCGCAGTCGGCCATCACGTTCAACAAGTACAATGTGGTCATCGAGACCGTCGCGCACTGGTTGAAGGTGTCGAAGCAGCTGCTGGCCGACTCGCCGGCTGTCGTGTCCTACATCGAGACGCGCCTGCGTTTCGGCGTTGATTCCGCCGTCGACAACCAGCTGATGAACGGCAACGGCACGTCGCCGAACCTGTCGGGCCTGCTGGATTCGGGCAACTACACGGTCTACACGCCGACCTCGGGCGACAACCTGATTCAGGCGATCAACCGGGCCAAGTACCAGCTTTGGGCCATCGGCTACATCGCCGACACCGTGTACGTCAACCCGGCCGATTGGGGCGCGCAGGAAATCGAGCGTGAGAACGGCTCGAACGGGATGTACTTGTACGGTGCGCCGGGTACGATTTCGGGCCTGAACCCGTTCGGCATCCGCGTCGTCATCACCCCGCGCATCGCTGCTGGCACGTTCCTGGTCGGCCAGACTGCCGTAGCCACCGGCGTGTGGAACCGCTCGGGCACCGTGATCGAAATGGGTTACGAGGACAACGACTTCACGTCGAACCTTGTCACCGTCCTCGGCGAGGTCCGTCTGGGCTTGGGCGTCACCGTCCCGGCCGCGATGCTCGGCGGCGAGTTCACCACGACCTGATGAACCAAGGGGGCGGGGCTTCGGCCCTGCCCCCTGCTGCGTCTGTGATGGCTGCCGTGTGGTCATGTGGCAACCATAGCAGGACGTTGCAAAGAACGCAACACCCCACGGCTAGGGAGTTCAGATGCACATCACCCCAATCAAAGCATTTCCGCACGGGCGCCTTGGCTTGCTGAAAGCCGGCGAGGTGCTGGAAGTCGACGAAGAGGAAGCGCGCCGATTGATCCGCATGGGCCTTGTGAACCCGGCCGCGCCCGTCGCGTCGTCCTACGGTACAAAGGTGGTCCGCCAGCATCCGGTGACTCCCGAAGTCCCTGGCACGGCCGATGGCGAGGCGCTACCGTCGTCTGCATCGCCAGCGGCCCAAGCCTCACTGCAGACGACTGCGAGCGAGTCCGTGAGTGGAAAGCGTCGGGGCCGTCCCCCGAAGAACGCCGCGCCATAGCGGTCAACACGTCGTTTCGCCTCGCCCCGTGGGCCGACGCCCTGTTCGCGATGGATGAACCTTGGTGGGCGCTGCACATCAAGGAAGTCCGGGACGTGTTTCGCGGCGACCTGTGCAGCAGCTCGCAGCACGTCAAGCGCCACGGCGTGCGCAGCCTCGGTACGATGGGCAGGGGCTGGGAGCCCTACGGGAACAGCGGCGCAGGGGCTGTCAGCTTGGCCGCCTTCGCTGGCGCTGCGCGGATCATGCTGCTGGGCTATGACTGCAAGAACGGGCCGGGCGGCAAAGTGCATTGGCACGGGAATCACCCGCGCGGCCTGGGCAACGCCGGGAGCATGCCGAAGTGGCCGGCACAGTTCGCCAAGCTGGCGCGCGCTGTGGCCGGAGTGGAAGTCATCAACTGCACGCGCGACACCGCATTGACGGCGTTTCCGCGCGGCGAACTGGAGAGCGAACTTGCGCAAGACAACGGCCAACAATTCAACCCCTGAAGATATGGTTCAGGCGATGCGGGAAAACTGCGAGAGCGAAGCTACTAGGGAGAGCTTCAAGATCCTCGCAAGGTTGATCCGTCTCAAGTTCGACGCATACTTGGCGGAAGGATTTACGCGAGAAGAAGCGCTGCAGCTCGTGCTGAGTTCCAAGTCATGAACGCCCGTAAAATGCCCGCAACCAGCGTCCGAGGCCGCGTCCGCGCCTGGATCGAACAGCACGCCGACAAGCTGGGCACCGACGTGCTGGAGGTCGGCAGCCGCATGACGAACCCCGGCGCGTGGTGGATCGTGAACCGCGACCTCGCGCGCGGGAAGTGGACCGGCATCGACATGCAATCTGGACACGGGGTCGATAAAGTCGCGGACATTCATGCGCTTGCGCCCGAGTGGGAAGGCCGGTTTTCTGGAATCCTGTGCTCCGAGGTTCTGGAACACGTCGCCCGCCCCTGGCTCGCGCTGCCGGAGCTGTACCGCGTCACCGCGCCGGGCGGCTGGATCGTGGTCACGACGCTGACGGCGTTCCCGATTCATGGGTTCCCGGACGACTTCTACCGCTACACGCAGTCCGGTTTGCGGCTGCTGCTTGAGGATGCCGGGTTCGTTGACGTCGAGACGGCGAACGCTGGCGAGATCCATGTGGCGCTTGACGACCACGGCGGCGGGCCGCTGGCGCGTCGGGCGATTCCGGTGCATGTGTTTGCGGTGGGGCGGCGGCCATGCTGACGCTCCTAACCGCCACCGGCGCCCGCCCCGAAGCCTGGGCAATCTGCGAACGCTTGATGCTGCGGCAGGACTACGCCGGCCCGGTGCACTGGATCATTGTTGACGATGGCCCGGAGGCGCAGCCGGTGACGTTCCAGCGTGAGGGCTGGTGGCTTGAGGTTATCCGCCCGCTACCGGAGTGGCAGCCCGGGCAGAACACGCAGGCGCGGAACCTGCTGGCGGGCCTGCGCGAAGTCGACGCTGACGCGCGGCTGGTCATCATCGAAGACGATGACTGGTATGCGCCGAGCTGGCTGCGGATCGCTGATACCGCTCTGGGGAATGCCGAGCTGGTCGGCGAGTGGCGGGCGCGGTACTACAACATCCCGCAGCGTCGCGCTCGCCAGCTGACCAACACGCAACACGCCAGCCTGTGCAGCACGGCCATGCGAGGCGCTGCGATCGACACGTTTCGCTGGTCCTGCGAGCGGAATCAGAAATTCATCGACCTAGAGCTGTGGCGCAAACACCGCAGCCGATACCTGTTCGCAGGCAGCCGCGTCTGCGGCATCAAGGGCTTGCCGGGCCGGGGCGGAATCGGCATGGGCCATTCGGCCGACTTCGCCGGTACGTATGACCCCGACGGGCGTATACTGCGCGAGTGGATCGGCAATGATGCCGACCTGTACCTGCAGGAGGCCGCGCAGTGTCAGCCGTGACCGTCGACGAAATCCGGGCGTTCCTGCGCATCATCCACACGGATGATGACGTGCTGCTGCAGACGTTGATTGACGCGGCTGAGGACGAAGCCAAGCGGTTCTTGAACCGCACGCAGCTTGCGACGCTGCCGCTCGATTACCCGCCGCTGTACGATTCCAGCAGCAGCGAGATTCCCGAGGACGTGCCGAGCAGTGAAGACCCGATTGCGCCGTCTGTGCGGATCGCGGTGTATTACTTGGTTCAGTCCAAGTACGAAGGCACCAAGCCTGACGACATCCCGCGCATGCGCGCCGCTGCTGAAACGCTGCTGATGCCGTACCGCACGGAGCTTGGCGTGTGATGCAGGCGCAGCGCTACCGCCATCGCGTCGAGGTCCAAGAACAGGTCGCGTCGCAGGACTCGGAGACGGGCGATATTTCCTACACCTGGGCGACGGTGGAGATCGGCGGCGGCTCCAGCAGCAGCGGCGTTCCGCTGTCCGCTGTGCCGGCCGAAGTGCTGCGCGGGCCTGGGCGCGAGTTTGACGCAGCCAACGCGAAGCAGGCAGAGACGACGGCAAGGATTCAAATGCGTTGGTTTCCCGGCCTGCTGCCGACCATGCGTATCCTGTGGCAGGGCCAGCCGTTCGACATCCTGTCGATTGAGGCCGACGCCACCGACCGCAGGGAGTACCGCCTGCGCTGCAGGGAGGGGGTGACCGATGGCAGTTGAAACCGTCACCGTCACCGGCCTGCGCGAAACCCTAGAGGCGCTGGATACGCTGCGCCAGCAGATCAGCGCGACCGGCATCAAGGTCAAGAACGCGAACCCGCTGCAGGCCGCTCTCAGGCAGGGCGCAAACGTGATCCTGCGGGCCACGCGCGCCAACGTCGACGCCATCGTCGCGATTCCCAACGTCAACGGGCGCGACCTGTCTACGGGTACGCTGCGCCGTGCCATCAAGGTTCGCCGCCCGAATCGCCGGTTTTGGCGCTCGCAGCATGCCGAGCTGGTCCGGGTGTATGTCGACCACAAAATCCGCTACCCGATCGAGCGCGCGGGCACGAAATACAACCGCGCGAACGACATCGCCATGATGCTGGAGTTCGGCACGGAGAAACGCGCCCCTATGCCGTTCATGCGCCCGGCGTTCGAGAACACGAAGGCAGCCGCCGCCGAGACGTTCCGCGCCGAGTTCGAGAAACGCGTTCAACAGCTGATCGACCGATACCGGAGTGTCGGGCAATGATGCTGCCTCCGATTTTCCAGATCCTGCGCGCTGCCACCAACGTGACGGCCCTGGTCGGCACCAATCCGGCGCGGATCTACCGGCACGGCGCGGCACCGCAGGCGACGCAGGCGCCATACATCACATGGTCTGTCATCAGCGGCACGCCTCAGAACACGCTGTCCGAGCTGCCCAAGATCGATGCATGTGTTGTGCAAATCGACTGCTGGTCCGACAATACCGGCACTGGCGCGGCGCAGATCGAGGATCTTGCTGTAGCCGTGCGCGCGGCATTGGAGCCGTTTGCCCACATGACCGGGTTCGGACCCAACGGGCGCGACTTCGAGACGCAGCGTTACCGCATCATGCTGCAGTTTGACTATTGGCTTGACCGCGCTGCGCCTGACGGCAGCAGTTCGAGTTCCGGCCCCTAATTTCCGGCGCGTGCCGGATTCACGCGGTTTCGGCCGCACAAGCGAGAGGTATGTGTTATGACTCAAGGTGTAGTGAAAACCCAGGGCACGCGCCTGTTCTTCGCGTCGCCCGATGCAGCGTCTTCGTCCGATCCGGATGGCGTCGTCATCTACAAGCTGGCCTGCCCGACTGGCATCAACGGCCTTGGCGGCGCTCGCGGCCAGATCGACACGACTTGCCTTGACTCCATCGAAATGGAGAAACAGGGCGGCATGCTCGATCCGACCGAGCTGTCGGCGCCGTTCAACTTCATTCCGGGCTCGTTCTCGCATCAGGCGCTGCTTGACCTGCGCGAGTCCGGCACGCTGATCAGCTGGATGATCGTTTTGTCGGATCAGACGGGCTCCCCGAGTGCGGTAGACAGCGACTCGCGATTGATCTCGCCCGGCGCGACCACTGCCGAGTTCCTGGGCTACGTCGCCGACGTGACTTTCGACATCGCCACGAACGAAATCGTGCGCGGCACGCTGACAATTCAGCGTTCCGGCCCGGCCGTTTGGACGCTGCCGAGCCCGACGCAGGACTGATGCGGTTCTGAACATGGGCACAGCCTAGCACGCTGTTGTCCATGACGCAACACCCTTTGACGCACAGAACGGCTCACCAACGGCTATGGCTGGCAGCAGGGACCAACGCGCGGCGTTAGCCGTGTCGCGCGCCCTGTCTGCCGGCCGCTCTTGAGGTTCACGAAATGAAATCACTCTCCGAAGTCCTGGCAAACACCAACACTCCCGCAGCGCGAACCGTCACGGTCGACGGCGAGGACGTGCGCGTGTTCGTGCGCCAGATCACGGCCGGCGAACAGCAGCAACTCTTGATCGGCCAGAAAGTCACGGGCGGCGCGGGCGGCGCATCGGTCGAGATCGACCTGCAGCTGTCCGAGCGTGCCAAGCACATGATGGTGCGCTTCGCCATCTGCGACGAGGACGGCAAGCGCGTGTTTGCTGACGGCGAAGTCGGCAAGCTGCCGGCGCGTCTGGTTGACCAGCTGTTTCAGGTCGCGAAGGAAGTCAACAGCCCGGCCGACCCGGAGAAGCTGGGAAACTCCTAACCGACCGTCCCTCGCTGCGCGCGCTGTGCCGCATGGCCGCGCAGCTCCGGGCGCCGCTGCACGAGGTCATGCAGTGGCCGCAATGGTCGGTTGACCTGATGCAGACATTCCTGGCACGCGAGCCGCCAGCGGAGGACCGGTGCGAAGTCGCAGCCGCGCAGCAAACGGCGCTATGGGCTGGCAGCAAGACGCCGAAGGGCAAGCCGCGCCCGAAAGTGTCGGATTTCATGCTGTTTCGGGACGTGTGGGAGCGTAGAATCGACGCCAGCCGGTACACTCCGGACGAGCTGAAAACCATGGCCGCCTTGGGACTCAAGCTGCAATGAAAATCACCGTTGACCTTGCAGCCAATACCGCGCAGTTCAACAGCGAGTTCAAGCGGGCGGAACAGACCGTCCGGGACCGCATGGGGAACATCGAAGACGCCGCGAAGAAAGCCGGCGCTGCGATTGGCGCGGCGTTGGCTGCCGGGGCAACGGCGGCGGCTGTGGCGCTGCGTAACGCCATCAACCGCATGGACCAGATCGGCGAGGCGGCCAGCCGGATCGGCATTGCGACCGAGGCTCTGTCGGGCCTGGAGTGGGCCGCCAAGCTGTCGGATGCGTCGCTTGAGCAGCTGCAGGGCGGCTTGCTCAGGCTTATCAAAAACGCTGGCGACGCAACGTCAGGAAACAAGGTTTTAGCGCAATCATTCAAAGCTATCGGCGTATCCACCACGAACGCAGACGGCAGCCTGCGCGACGCCGAGGGCCTGCTTCTTGACATTGCGGACGTGTTCGCGCAGCTGCCGAACGGCGCGGAAAAATCGAAACTGGCGCTTGACCTGTTCGGCCGCAGCGGCGCGCAGCTGATTCCGCTGCTGTCGCGTGGCAGCGAGGGGATTGCAGAGCTGCAGCGCGAGGCCGAAGCCTTGGGCCTGACGTTCGACCAGACGGCAGCCGAACAGGCCGGTGAGTTCAATGACGCGATAGACCGCGTGACGGCGGGCATGCAGGGCGCTGCGACGCAAATCGGCATTGGCCTGCTTCCCAAACTGACGGAAATGGCTGCGGTGCTGCAGTCCGATGCGTTCCGCGACGGCTTCGGGGCCATCATTGAAGGCGCGGCGAATGCCACGATCAAGGTGGCAGAGCTGGTTGCAGAGATCGGAAACGTCACTAGGTTTGTCGCAGAGGAAGCCGCGTCACGGGTAGGTGGTGCCAATTTTGGCGACCTGGCTAGGCAGCAAGATGAAATAGAGTTCCAGCGTCGCCAAGTCGATACGGCTATGAACGGAGGTCCTTTAGCCCGTCTGTTTGTTGGGTCTCTTGATGAAAACTTGGCCGAACTTGAACGGCTGGAAGAAAACCTTAGGCTTGCGACGCAAGCCGCCGAAGAAAACGCCATCGCAGAGCAGAACCGCGCTGGCGCGCAGACCGAAGGCACCGCCGCGACGGGTGAGAATTCCACGGCGACGAACGCGCTGTTGGAAGCCCTGCGCCGCATGCGCGAAGAGCAGGCCGCAGAGGCTGACTCAGCCCGAGGGGCGGCATCGGCGCAGCGTGACAGGGCGAAAGCAACCCGAGACGCGCAGAAAGCGATCGACGACGCCACGCGCGCGGCCGCGACTCAGCAGCAGCGTTCGATTAAAGGCGCGTCGGATCTTAATCGTCTTTTGCGTCAACAGGCCGCAGACCTTGGCGGGCCTGTCGTTCAGGCGATGCAGCGTTACCAGGACGAACTGGAGTACGTCGCACGCCTGCAGGCCGACATGGAGCAGGCCGGGCCTATCAGCCCTGAGCAGGCGGCCATGCTTGAGCAGGCGCGCGAAAATGCCAAGGCGCTGTGGGAGGAGCACACGAAGGGCATCGAGAGCGCCGAGGAAGCGGCAGAGCGCTACCTGCGCGATCTTGTGGACTACCTGAACGATAGCCCGCTGAAGCGGATGGCCGAAGACGCCGAGCTGCTGGGGCAGGCGTTGAAGGAAGCGCTCGCCGGCAAAGGCAAGATCGCAGCCGAAGAGCTGCAGGCCGCGCTGAACAAAGTTCAGCACTCCATGAGCGTCGCCATGATCACGTCGACGCAAGAGGGCCTGCGCTCGATCCAGAGCATGACGCAGAGCGGGTCCAAGGCGTTCGCCGCGATGCAGGTCGCAATCGACGCGCTGTCGGTCGCGCAGGCGATTTCCGCCGTGCTGAACCAGGGCAACGGCGACCCCTACACCGCGTTCGCTCGCATGGCCGCAATGGCCGCTGCTGTGGCCACGCTCGTCGGCAACATCGGCGGCAACTTCGGCGGGTCGAACGGATTCACCGACACCGCAGCCGATAGGCAGGCGACACAGGGTCGCGGCACAGTCTTGGGCGATGCCGAGGCGCAGTCCGCGTCGATTCAGAACGCCTTGGACATCACCGCCGACGCCACGTCGCAGCTCGTCGGGCTAAATCGCGGCATGCTTCAGGCGCTTCAGGCACTTCAGGGCGGGCTCGATCGCGCGGGCGGCATGCTTGCGCGTGGGGCTGGGCAGGCAGGGTTCACGGAGATCGGGGGCAGCTTCAGTTTCCGCGACAACTTCCTAGGCGGCGCGCTGTCGTTCGCCCCGCTCGATCCGCTGGGCATCCTTGGCGGTTCCTCGCAAATCACGGATCAGGGCCTTGCTATCGGCGGCGGCTCGCTGGGCAATGTCGGCGTGCAGGCGTACCAGGAACAGCAATACCGCCGCTGGCGCTTCGGCAGCCGGCGCACGCGTGAGGAAATGGCGCCGGTTGACGATGCCGTCGAGTCGCAGTTCCAGCTGATCATTGACAGCATCGTCGAGACGGTGCGGCGCGGCGCCGAGGCGCTGGGCCTGCTTCCGGCCGACGTACAGGCGCGGCTTGATGCGTTTACCTTGGAGGTAACGCGAATCAGCCTGAAAGACCTGTCGGCCGAGGAACAGCAGGCCGAACTGCTGGCGGTGTTCTCGTCGATTTTCGACAACATCGCGGGCGACGTGGTGCCGTTCATCGAACAGTTCCAGCGCGTCGGCGAGGGCCTGGGCGAAACGCTGGTCCGTGTCGCCACCGGCGTGCAGGTGACGCAGGAGGGGCTGCGCCGGCTCGGTTTCTCCCTTGACGAGCTGGACCCGGAGCGGTTCGCGCAGGTCAGCGAAGCGTTGATTGAAATGGTGGGCGGCTTGGATGCCTTTATCGAAGGCATGCAGTCGTTCATGGACGCGTTCGCCCCCGAGGCGTACCGATTCCAGCTGCTGCAAGAAGACCTGACCAGCGCGCTTGAGCAGGCCGGGCTGGTTCTGCCTGCGACCCGTGATGGCATGTGGGCGCTCATGCAGTCGCTTGACGCCACGACCGAAGCCGGGCGCGAACAGATCGCAACGCTGCTGCGGCTGGCGGGCACGGCTGACCAGTATTACCGGATGATCGAGGACGGCGCCGGCACCGAACTGGAGGACCGCCGCGACCATCTGCAGGAACTGCTGGAGGCGAACCGCGAGTATTACGACTTCGCCGAACGCATCGCGCAGCAGTTCCTGGGCAGCGTCGGTTCAGAGCTGAACAACTCCCTCGTCGACATCGAGCGCGAGTACCGGAACAACATCCGCACGGCAAACGAGCTGGCGCGCGCTGCCGGCATGTCGGGCGCTGCGGTGCAGGAGCTGTCGCGAATCGAGCTGATAGCCGCCCGGCGCCGTGCCGAGGCAATCCGCCTGACGATGGAATCCGCGCTCGAAAACGCGGCGGGCCTTGGCCTGACGGAAATGTCGCAACTTGACGCGCAGATTGCCGCGCTGCAAGACACGGGCGGGCAGCTTGGCGACGCCTTGGGCGGCGTGTCGGATGCGTTCGACGAAGCCGCGCAGCGGGCCAAAAATACGATTGACCTGCTCATTGGCGACCTGTCCCCGCTGCGGGATCAGCAGAAACTGCAGATCGCTCTGGAGGGCCTGCGCGCCGGCACCGTGTCGGCTGATCAGGTTCTGCAGATCGGCCGCCGCCTGTACGCGTCGGGCGCTGACTATCGGACGCTGTTCGATCAAGTGCTAGCGATCCAAGCGACTGCGCCGATCGGCGGCGGCGGCGGCCCTGTCGGTGGCGGTGGCGGCCCGGCTCCAGTGTCGCCCGAGCTGCTGGCGTTGATCGCCCGCCGGGATGAACTGCTGGCAGATCAGGCGGCCGAAGAGGCGCGCGCCAACGCCCTGACACTGGTCGAGCAGATTGCAGAGCTGGCAGACGTTCAGACGCTGACGTTTGAAGAGGTCGCGGCCTCGCTCGGAATCAGTCTGACGGACCTTGCGGAACGCCTCGGCGTAGACAGCGAGACGCTGACGATGATGCTGCAGCGGCAGGCCGACGAGGCAGCCGAAGAACGTGAGGCGGTGCTTGAGATCCCCGAGCGGTTCTCGGACGCTGTGCAGCCCCTGCAGGCTGAGCTTGAGACGCTGAACGAACTGGTTCGCCTGCAGGGTGAGCAGCTGGCGCAGATCGCGGCGAACACCGGGCGCACGGCCGGCGCGGCTGAGTCGCAGGCTGAGACGGTGGCAAACCGAGACTTGGTTGATACCAGCGTCGCCCCGCGCAGCACGCGCATCGGCACGGGCCCGGGTGGCGGCAGCACTGGAACTGGCGTATTCAGGCCGGTGCTTGCGCTGTGACGATTCTGCTATTCACCATCAATCCTGGGCTCGAAATCGTCGGGCTGTTGCCGTCCGGCGTGGTCGACTCGGCATATTCCGCATCAGTCACTGTGCGCGGCGGCTTGGAGCCGTACACTATCGCCGTAGTCTCTACGCTGCCGGCAGGGCTGACGGCGACGGACAACGGCGACGGGACCTTGACGATCGCCGGGACGCCAACGGTTGCGTTCTCCGGCACGGTGACGATTCAGGCGCGCGACGGCCTGCAGACGCTGGTTCAGCGCGCGCTGGGGCTGACGATCGTGGCAAACGTTGTGCCGCCGTCGTTTTTGCTGCTTGAAGACGACGACTTCCTGCTGCTGGAAAGCGGCGACAAAATCATCCTGTGAGGCGCTGCGATGGCTGACACCAAAATTTCGGATCTTGACGCGGCTGCCGCACTGGCTGGCACTGAGCCGCTGCCGGTGGTGCAGGCTGGCGCGACAAAACGCAGCGACCCCGCTGCGCTGCTGGCTTACATTCGCGCCTTGCTGAATGACGCAGACGTTCCGGCCGCCGTGATTACCGAAGCCGGATCTTCGCGAGCAATCGCCCTGACGGATCGCGGCGGCTACATTCGATTCACTGCGACCGGCGCAAAAACCTGCACATTCGGAGTCGCGGTCGGCGATGATCCTGGCGAATACCATATCCGAAACGCAGCGGCGTCCGGCGACGTGACGCTGCAGGAAGACAGCAGCACTACCCTAAACCCGCCCGCAGGGGGAACGCTTGTTTTAGAGCCCGGCATGACAGTCACCGTCAAACGCGTCGCGGCTGACGAGTTCGACGTGTTCGGCCAGACGACGGCGGCCTGACCATGATCCTCGGAATGCCTGCTAAGCGCTTGGAATCAGCGGTCAGCTCCCCTTGGATCGCCGGCCAGATTGGCATGGCGACTGACCGGCTTGTTATGGTCAGCCCTGATGGGGTGAATTGGTCTACAGCCCCCACATATGCGACGGGGTTGTCTGTGAATATCAACGGGATTGCGGCAGCAGACGGGCTTATTCTCGCGACCGCTTTGACCGGGACTCCTAATGTCCGCTACTCACTCGACGGCGGCTTGACTTGGGGCACACCTTCGGGCCTTTCGATTACCAATGTCAGAGGTCTTACAAAAAGCGGCTCGTACTGGATCGCATCCGGCGGCACAACAAACGGAATCTATCGTTCGCTGGACGGCGAGTCATGGACGCTTGAATCCTCGGGGCGGACGTTCGAGGAGGCAGTTGCATTTAACGGCGCGGCCCTTGTCGGCACAACGCAGTCCCTCTATGCGCGCAGCACAGATGATGGTGATACGTGGTCTTTGCCGGGTATTGGAGTGTCTTTTGGGACAAGCCAGTATTGGGCGGTGACCGCGAGCCGTGTGATTACTGCGTCCAACTCGTCTCGCGCCTTTGTCCGAATCTCAGAAACTGGTTTGAGTGGGTCTTGGACAAGCGTAAATTTCAATGACGGAGCTTCTACTTCAATTCGATCCATAGCAGCATCGCCCGCAGGGGATGTGCTGATGATGGACGCAAGTAGAAATCTGTTCTATTCAACCGACAGCGGTCTTAACTGGTCATCTGGTGGCGTGGTCGGCGTCAGCGGAGACGGGGTCGGGCAAGTGTCTTTTGGCGGCGGGGCGTGGCTAATCCATCTGTTCAATGCCTCCTTCAATGTCGCCAAGATATTCAGGGCAACGGCGGTTTCAGGGCCTTGGACTCAGGTCGCGGAATTTGCAAGCAATGGCGCAGCCCTCGGCGGCGTCCGGTACATCGGCCCATGACAACCCGCACCCACGCCCTATTTACCGCAGCCACTGCCGGCCCTGATCTTGACATCACGCAGGGCGGCGAAGTGCTGCTGCCTGCAGATACGGGCCTGAGCAACGCGAGGACGGCGCGCGCGAGCGTCGGGCAGTCGGTGGGGCTGTGGTCGGTCGAGTTCATGTCTTGGGCGCCGGCTGACGGTCTGACGGCGATCGTGGGCATTGCGACGGCAGACGCGGACCTGTCGGATTACCTGGGCGCTGACGCGTTCGGCATCGGCCTTGACCTTGCCTCTGGCGAGATCCTGACGGCGGGAGCTGTGGCCGCGACGGTGACGCCAGTTCTGTCTGGCGCCATCGTCAGCGTACAGGCCGACTTTGCAGATGGCGCAGTGACGTTCTACGTCGACGGCACGCCTGTGCACACGGAGCCGTTCACGTCCTCACTGTTGGGGGAGACGTTCTTCCCGGCCGCCAGCATCGGCAGCGACTCCGAGGCGGACGGGCGCGTGTTCCTCAACGCGGGCCAGCGGGCCTTTGAATACCCGCTTGCCGACTCTGACGGCTGGTATACGGTGCCGGTGACGATCGATACGCTGAGGTTCGCTGACTCGCAGTCGTACTTCAGCGCGCCGACTGACGACATCCCGAATGCTGAGTATCGCGGCAACGTCGCCGGCAGCGCTGTCACGATCGTGCGCGCTCTGAATTTCTGGCCCTGGGGCGGCACGCAGTCGCGCGGCACGGCGGCGCAGTTCATCATTCTGGACCCTGACGGCGAGTTCGACGGCCTGATAGGCGCGAACATCCGCGACTTGCCTGTGACGATTCACGAGGTGCCGGACGCGGCTACGGCATTCGCGGCGGCAACGCTGGTCGGCACGTTCGTGCTTGAGCGCGTCGACGCACTGGACGACGGGCGCAAGCGGCTGACCCTGCGCGACCGAACCGCCGTGCTTGATCAGCCTATTCAGAATCGGCTGTTCCTGCCGAATCTGCCCGAGGACATCGCGAACCGACCGGTGCCCATCGTGATCGGCGTCGCACGCAGTATCGAGCCCGTGCAGGTCAGCGACGACACCGGGTCATCTGGCGCGCTGCCGCTGTACCAGCTTGGGGACACCGCGCTGCAGGGCTTCGGCACGCTGCGAGACAAGGGCGACCCGCTGGCGATCGGCGTCGATTGGAACATCCGGCCGGGCCAGCAGCAAATCGAGCTGGTCGAGAACCCGCAGGGGAAACTCACAGCGGACGTTTCATCGATCGGCGGCGACAGCATCACGAACATTGTCCCGACTGCGCGCGCGGATTGGGACACGCAGTCTGGCGTGACTGGAACAACGGTGTGGACCTTCGCGAATGCCGCGATCACGCAGAATGGCATCGTGACTGCGTACCTGACGGAATCCGCTGTGCTGACTGCCGGGCGGTCCTACGGCTTCGTTCTGGTTATCGACAGCATGTCCGAGGGTATCAGTCAGACCGGCGTCCCTGTGCGCGTCAGCATTGGCGAGGGAACGTCGGTCGGCCCGAACGGCCGCGTGCTGGACAACCCGTATTTCTCGGCCACGGCTGCGGGCACCTACACAGGATCGTTCACGGCGGCGAACACCGGCGCGATTTCCCTGGCACTACGCGGCGTGGTGACAATCACGAACGCGGCGGTGGTGTCGCGGTTCGAGGTGTTCGAGGCTGCCGATACCACGTCGGACACCCTGCAGCCGGCGACCCTGGCGCAGTTCGCCCGCGAAGTGCTGCAGACCCGTGGCGGGCTCACGGCTGAGCAGTGGTCTGAGAGCGACGCAGAGGCGATCGACACTGCTACCGGGTATGTCGGCCTTGGGTTCTGGACGCTCGATCCCGTGAGCGTCGGGCAGGCGCTGCAGGCTGCGTTGACGGGGTACACGGCATGCTATTGGCAGGACGGAGCGGGCGTGATTCGGTTTTCGCGGCTGCTTGACCCTGCGACGCAATCTGCGGTGGGCACGATAACGCCAGACATGATGCTGTCGGACCTGACGGTAACGCCCGACAACGCGCCGGGGCTCACTGCGCAGATGGCTGGGCGCAGGAACTGGCTGGTCTTGGACCCGACCGATTTCGTCACTGATTTCGTGGACGTGCCGTTTGCCGTGCGCCGCGAGCTGTCGCGCAGGTTCCGCGCCGTGCGAACGACTGGCGTCCCGTTCCCAAGCGAGTACGCGCACGCGCGCGGGGCTACCGATCCGGTCGAGACGCTGCTTGACTCGCCGGCAGACCTTCAGGCGGAAATCGACCGCGTGGCGTCGCTATACTCGACGGTGCGCCGGTTCTACCAGTGCTCAGTGGCGATTGAGGCGATCGGCGCGTATCAGCTGGGGCAGGTTTGGGAACTGGAATACCCGCGCTATGGCCTGCAGGCTGGCAAGAATGTTCTGATCACCGCGATTACCGAAGACCGCGTAAACCGCACCGCAACGCTCCGGCTCTGGGGCTGAAGGAAAGCCATGCTAATTTCCAAGCCGATGCCCGCTATCACATGGTCGCTCTTCGATCCAACGGCGGGCGGCTGGGAGTTCGCGAACGACCCGGCGCGATTGGTGCAGGGGAACCCGCGCCTCAAGACCCGGCTCTTTGGGACAGCACCCGAGGGCGCGCCGCAGATTCAGATGGACTTTGCGACGCCGTACACGCCAAGGCTGTTTGCTGTGATCGCCCGCAGCGCTACAACGTCGGGAAGCCCTGGCTTTGCCATGACCGGGCGCCCGGCTGGCGGTGACACGTTCAGCGTTGACCTTGTGCCGGGCGGTGAGGCGTCCCTGTACCGTCTGCCCGATGGCACCCTGACCGGCGTGTACCTATCGACGAATACTGTCGAGGTCGACGCGATCCGGGTTTCATACGGGCCGGTCGACGGGACGACGGTGGACATTGGGCAGATTGTCGCGGCCGAGGCGTTCGAGTTTTGCATCACCCGAGACTGGCAGGAGCAGCGGGAAAATCTGACGCGCCCGAATGAAACGATCACCGGGCAGGATTTCCCCGTGGTGAGGCCGTCGCGCCGGCTCGCAAGCGTCACCGTCGCGCCGGTGGCATATGGCAGCGCCATCGCTGGCGGCGACAGCCTGCAAGAGCTGCAGGCCAGCTTGTCAGGGCGGCGGCCGGTGCTGGTGGTGCCCATGACCCGTGGCGTCGGTCGAGGCAGAACGGCGCCGGTTGATCAAGAGTCCGTCGCGCGGTCTGCGCTCTTCGGTGCCTGCACCGAAATGGGCGCCATATCGATCGTTAGCGGGTCGAACCTGTTTCAGCTGCCGCTGAAATTCACGGAGCGGCCGGGCTGAACGACGCGCAGCCGCCTTCAAACGACCCGGCAGAAATGCGGTCCTCGTCGACGACAAGCAGAACTTGGGTCACAGGCCAGCTCAGAACGTACCAGCCGCCGCCGGTGTAGTGCCATGCGTAGTTTTCGGAAAACCGATCGAAGGCGCCGGACGAATCGACGTTCCCGATACGCATGAACCCGGCGCCGCGCTCTGCCGTTGACAGCTGCGCCGGCCTGCCTGCGTCCTGGCAATCGATCACGTGCTGGCTCTCGAACTGCGTGTCGTGGCAGCGGAAGTCGCCGGACTGTAGGCCAATCGTGCAGACTGCAACGACAATGGGATTCACTGTTGCGTTTCCTGTGGGCGAGGCGTAGATTCGAGCTGCCGGACTGGACACCCGGCACACTCCGTGGGTTGGCGAAGGGCGACCCCGCACTGGCAACGGTGCGGGGTTTTTCGTCAGTGGTCCTCAGCCTCCGTGAGATACCGGACGCGGCCTCCGCGCGTCACGCGCATAAACGACACCGCGCAGCCGGCAACGTCGGGCCACTGGCCCTGCAGGTGTGCCCATTTGCCTTCGTGGGCCAGCACCAGGCGCATGCCGTGCTTGGAAAGCAGGGCGTCGAGTTCTACCCTGAACAGGGCGGCGCGGTAGGCGGCATCAAATGTCTCGGCTGAGTCGGCGCGCGGCGGTTTGTGTGCGTGGTCTTTGGGGCGGCGCATGTCTACCCCTCCCCGCCCGCGTCGGTGCGGGGCACCTTTTTCCAGTCGCGAAACTCAAGCGTCCAGTCTGCGGACTCTTCGGGATCAGACCATTCGACGCGGGCACTGCTACGGCCGGTGGCCATGAAAACAGCAACCTCGTCGCCAAGCCAAAGCAGTGTGAGCCGGGCTTCGTTCCATCCGTGTGCGTATTCCTCGCGGCCTAGAATCGTGTCGCCCACGGACAAGCCCATCGCGCGGCATTGATCAGCGGTGCTCACTTCCCCTCCCTCGCCGCGCATGCGGCTTTCGTTGCCTTTCGGCGGTCTGACTCGGGACGCTGAAGGCGGCGGATCAGGCTGCACTCCATCAGCGCTTCGTGACGCTTATGTCCGGCGAATGGCGGGGCGCCCCACATGTTCCCGTGCGGGACGTTGTGACTGCGCTGTAGCCGCTTCCCGTCAAACTCCAGCAGCCCCCAGCCTTCGGGCATGTCCTCAGCCCGAAGAATGCCGCTCGGCGCGACATAGAACCGCCAATCGCCCATCCCAAGCTCGGGCCGCGCGCGCCACGGTTTCTTCCGATCGGCCAGAAAATCGCCTCGGCTGACCTTGACCTCGCACAGCGCGGTGAGCCCGTAGCGCCAGCCGATTGCGTCGGGCTGTTCTCCGGCGACGGTTGCCAAGTCGATGGCTGTCACGCCGCAGCCAGACTTGCGGAGCCAGCGCTCGGCGTGCATGCACAGCTCCGCGTGCATCACCCTTCTCCCCTCGCCGCGCTTGCGGCCAGTAGTTCGCGAGCCCTGCGCACGGGATCAAGGTCGCGCTCGATCCTGCGCGGTAGGTCGCCAGATGCGCGAGCTTTGACTTCGGACTCAAGATCGTCGGCGCACTCGCGCAGGCTGTCGGACAGCGCCTCGCACTCGGCGCGAAGGCGGTCGAGTTCGTTTCGCTGATCGTGGGCTATTTGGCGCCAGTGCAGCCACGCCTCTTGGGGCGTCATGTCAAAACCACACAGGTGCCCATATTCAGGGTCTACTGGCGGACAGCCGGGGGCTTCGCGAGGCTCGCTAGCCGGCTTGGACTTCCCACACACGACGCACATGCGGGTAATTCCGAGCTGATTTTCCAGCTCCGCGACCCGCTCCCGCAGCTTCGCCACGACAAGCTCGACCTCTCGAGGAACTTCGCGCAGGAAATCGACGCTGCAATCCGGAGAGACCCCGGCGCCGACTGCTGTCGCGCACTCGCTCAGAGCCTCCCGCAGCGGACCCGCCACCTGCTCGTCGCAGGCGTTCCAGCACTGGCGGCCGTAGGCGTCGAATTTGTTTTGTAAATAATCGAAATCCCAGCTACCAAATCCTCGGATTGACGGCCGCTCCGGCAACACCGGCCCCGCGTTGGTGTCAGTCATGGCGCGCTCCCGTAGACCTTGGCGATGATGTTGTCTATCTCGGACACTTCCTCTCCGTCCACAGAGACCACTTGGGCGACATAGCCGCGAGCACTTTCCAACGCCTCCAAACTGTCCAGCGCCCCGCATTCGGTGAGGGCGGCTTGGGCTGCAAGAATCAGATTTTCGCGCTCGTTGGCCCACAGCTCGCTGTCTGACTCTTCCATCTGCCGTGCGACTTCTCTGCACAGCCCGCGCGCCGCCTTCATCACCATCGGGTGGGCCGGGCCGCGGTCGTTTGTCGTGGTCATGCGTGTCTCCCTGTTGATTGGCGAGGGTGGCCGGTGCTGATCTCCGGCGTCATAGCGACACACCGCACGTCGCAGTTTGGGCGGCTTGGCCTTCGCCGCATTCCATAGCGCATCAGCCTGCGCATTCACCCTCTGGCCTGAACCCTGTCGCCAAGGCTCAGGCCGGAGAGTGCCGCGCCGGGCTAGGGCGCGGCGGCGCTCTTCCGCTTCTTCCGCTTCACCGCTGCGGCCGCATTGATGGCGAGACGCGCCAGGGCAACCCACCGCTTCGACCTCGGGTTTTCGTCGCTCATGATGCAAGCGCCCGAATATGCCCAGCCCTCGGCATTCATGATTGCCAAAGCTGCCGCCTCGACTTCCGCTCTCGTTGCCATACCGCCCTCCATCGTGAGTAGGCGCCCCGTAGGGCGTGTGTGTCGCTGTCTTGGGTCTGGGCACTTGGGCCGGGCTTTTACCGGCTGCCGCCATTCTCTGAAGTGCCAGTCTCTGCGGTGCCCTTGGGCTGCTGCATTCAACGCCGCTAAGTGCCCAGACCGAAAACATCCCGCCTTTCACGGCGGCGGGCTGCCGGCTGTCTTTCCTGCTGTCACGGCATCCTTTCATGCGTGTCGCCGTTCGCCGCTCCGGTCTATTTCCCGGCGTCACCTGTGTGACCGTCAGGTTCGGGCCGGCGCATCCCCGCCGGCTGGGGTGGTGTCACGCCGACGCGGTCGGCTCGGCCTTGCAGATCTGGAAGTCGCCCATCGAGGCGCAGCGCTGAACGTCTTCGATGGTCTTGCACATTGCCAGCACGTTCTTGCTGTGGCTGTTGGTACCTTTGGTCAAGCGGACGATCAAGGTCCAGCCGCTCGCGGAAAACTTCGTGGTCTTAATCATCTCGCTCTCCCCGTCCGGCACCGCGCCGGTGCATGGGTTGAACTATACGCGCTTGTTGCAGCGTTTGCAACACCCATTCCGCCTGACCTTCCGATTCTGTGACGCGCGTCTCAGGATCGGCCGCGATGGTTAGCCCGCGATTTTCGAGCCGCAGCAGCAACCGCTTCCGGCGCGACTCGAAGACAATCGCGATTTCCTCCGGCGTCAGCGTCTCGGCCGTCACGTCTGCCGGGGACATAGACTGCAGGGCCTGCAGATCCGCGACCAGCTCGGAAATCTGTGACGCGTAGATGCGGGCCATCAGAAATCATCCTCGCCCGGAGCGACAGCAGGCGGCAGAACCTCGCCCGTATCAGCATCGAACGGCGGCGGCTCCGGGTCAGCCTGGGCCACGGTCGATACCACGGCGGCGAGGACTGCCGGTCGGCGCTTGACGGGCGCGGCCACGACCTCGGCTGCCGGTTGCGTGTGCTGCGGCGTCGCGTTGCCAGCCGCGTAGTCCGCCAAGTCGTCATCGCGCTGCAGGGACTCGGCCACGCTGGCGTCAAGGATCGGCAGGCGCTTCGCCAGCCGTCGAATGACGGTCTTTCGCGCCATTTCTGTCCACCACTGTTGCCAGGGGCCAGCGTTCGCCGATCGGCTAGCCTTGCGCACCTGTTCGATTTGGTCGCGGTCCATGACCTCGCGCATGACCATGCCGTTCGGAAGCTTGGCAATTGCGTAGGCGCCCAGCGGTTCGCCGCGCGGCGTGCCGAGCTTCGGAGCGCGGTGGACAATGCTGGCGTCATCGCCCAGCGTCTGCTCGAAGTGGTCGGCCTCATGGACAATCTGCGCGTCAATCGTGATTCCGGCCGTGGCAAGGCGCTTGATGATGCCGGCGACCATCGGCATCCACTGCGGGGCGCCCTTCATGATGACGAAGGCGCCTTCGCGGCCGTCCGGCAGCAGGCCATCGGCAGCAGCGCGAATGGCTGCGTTGTACAGCGCCGCGCGGTCCCCGCTGGCAATCTGCGGGTTCTGTTGGATCGCCGTCAGCACAACGCGCTGAAAGCGGTCAACGTCGACGCCGGGCGGCAGGGCCTGGGACAGACGCTCGCGGAACTCGGGCTTGGCGATCGTGCGGCAAACCTGTTCGACGGGGCTCTGCGTGGTAGTGGTCAGCTCAGACATCGGCGGAAACCTCCGGCGTGGTGGCGGTGACGAACTCGGACGGGTCGACCTGTGCAGCCTCGGCGGCTGTCAGCGGGCGAGCCGTCAGCGGCGCGGGGGCCAGAAGGGCGGCGGCCAGGGCTGCGGTCTTGGCGATGGCGTAGCCGATCAGCTCGCCGTCGCGCTCGACTGCGTAGGGCTTGGGCTCGACGGTGCGGGGCTTGCGGGGTTTGGGGGTGGTGGAATCGTTCACGGGGTTTTCCTCTTGCTGTTGACTCGGAACTGCCTATAGCCAGCGCGCGCCCCGATGGTGGTGCCGATCATGTCGGCGGTGATGGTGGTGCCGATCATGTCGGCGGTGATGGTGGTGCCGATCATGTCGGCGGTGATGGTGGTGCCGGCACTGCCGGCGGTGTAGCCGCACGAAATCGTGCCGCCGTCCCACATGACGCGCTCGGCGTCGCCGATGCGGGCTAGCAGTTCTGCCTTGAGGATATCGGCAAGGTCGGTAGCAGCGGCGGCAGCACGCTTGGCGTCCTGATACTGCTCGATCAGCCTGCCAACGCTATGGCCGCCGCGCACGTCCAGCAGCCTGCCCGGCTCCGCATGATCTTGGCGGCGGATGTAGGCGCGCGCATCGTCGGCAGTGACGACGGGCGGCGGCGTGCCGGCTTCGATCGACTGCCAGAACTGGCCTGCCCGCTGCAGGATCGCCGCATGAACCGCATCGTCAGCCTCGCGCCGCAGCAGCTCGACGCGGTTTCCGCCGATCAAGGCGCCGATGTAACCGACGCGCAGTCCGGACACCAGAAGCTGGTGCTGTAGCTGCAGCTCGATGTGTGCGGGGGCTTCGATGAAGTCATCTTCGACGGTCCAGCCTTGTCGGTAGGCTAGGGCGTCTACGGTTTTGATTTCTAGGATGAAGCCGCCTGCAGGATCGTGCACGACGAAATCGAAAGACGATCCGACGCGATGCTCGGGCAGCCTGCCGTATTCCTCAAACGGGTTGACCTGCCAGCTCTGATCTTCGCCGATCCCGTAGGCCACGACGGATTCCAGCCGCCGCCCCCACTTCATCCGCTCATTGTCGGCAATCGATGCCGCCACCCCGTCGCGCTTGTTGTGCCACACGTCGATCGCGGTCGCGTAGGGCGACAGGCCGAGCAGTGCGGCAATATCCGTGCTGGTCAGATCCTGGGCGCGCAGTGCGTGCCAGTGCTGTTCGTCGCGGGGGAGGATGAATTCGCGGTTCATGGCTGGCTCTCGCTGAGTGGTGTCCCACTGTAACGCAGCGTTGCGAGGATTGCAACACCCTCGCGCAACATTTCTCCCGCCGCGTTGCCCGGCTTGCAACGTGCCGCGCCGGCCGTTATGCTCAGACCATGACCACGAAACCAGCACCCAAGACACCCGCCGTCGAGACCATCGCAGCGTTCGCGCGCGCGGGCCTCTCGATCCGTGGCATCGCCCGCCGCCTCAAGGTCCACCCGTCCACCGTCCTGCGCTGGCAGCAGTCCGACAACGGTGCAGGCAACGTCCCATCGCGGTATCATCGGCGCCTGCTGGCACTGGCCGCCGAGACTGGCGCGGAAGTGACCGAACGGACACTGATCAACGGGAGCTGACGATGGATCCGAGCGCTGGTTTGCCGTGGGTTCTGGTGGTTGCGCTGCTTGGGTACAGCGGATGGTTGCACCGTCACCTGTCCGACTTGCGCGAGGCGCACGCTAGCCTTCGGCCTCGGGTCGAAGCGCTGGAGAAGTCGGGAACAAATGGGACCGTAACCGCCGCGATCACGGCGCTTTCCGAAGAGCTTCGAGCCATGAATGATAAACTGGAATCAGACTTCCAAATGGTCACGCTATGTCTAATCCAGCTATCGAACGGGAACAAGATCACCCCGGCAGACCTGAAGCGGAAACACTGACGGACACGCGAAAAATGATCCGCGACATCCTCGGCACGCAGTCAGTAAACGTTTCGTTCGCCGGCGGTGGCCCCGTGCTGTTCGTCTGTGCGCTGGCGGCGATACTGGCCTGCGCATCGGCCTGGGACGCGAAGTCGGAAACTCGCGCGCTGCGTGAGAAAATGGACGTTCTGCAGGCGCATCTCAGTGTGATCTACATGCAAGCCCCGCACCTCAAACCGAAGGACAGCGAGCAATGAGCACTGCCGCAATCATCATCATTATCAGCGTCCCGCCCGTGCGCCCGCGTCAGGCGAACCGCTCGCCGAACGAAGACCTTGCCCAACAGGTCGCCGCCGCCGTCCGCGCCGCGCTCGACGCGCTGGAGGCTGGCGAGCCCGCTGTTCGCGACTGCCGAGACGACAAGCTGTGAACTTCCGGGAAGCCCTGAAGCACGTCCTGCGCCACGAGGGCGGCTATGTGAATCACCCGTCAGACCCTGGCGGGGAGACCAACTACGGGATTACCGTGCGCGTCGCGCGCGCGAGCGGCTATCAGGGCAGCATGCGCGACATCCCCATGTCGCTGGTGCAGACGATCTACCAAGACCAGTATTGGCGGGTTGCAGGCTGTGACGCGCTGCCGCCTGCGCTGCGGCTCATGCACTTTGACAGCGCAGTGAATTCTGGCGTGGGCCGGGCGTCGCGGTGGCTGCAAGCAGCTGTAGGCGTCGCTGTTGACGGGCAAATCGGACCGCTCACAATGGAAGCTGTCGCCGCCTCAAACCCAACGCATGCCCTGATTCGCTACGGGTCGGCCCGGCTGGATTTCCTGGCAGGTCTGAAAACCTTCGGAGACTTTGGGCGAGGCTGGACCCTGCGCGTCTCGGACGTGCTGAGAGCAAGCATCGGAGGCCCTTGATGACCCGCATCGTGAGCGTCCTGTGCCGCATGGAAATCGTCGGCAATCGCAGACGGCACCCGGCAGCGGATCAGGTCTACTACCCGCTGCACGTCGTGGACGAAGCCGGCATGACGCACTTCGCGCTGGCGACGGCAGAGGACGTTCAGCGCATGATCGAGCGAGGCCGCGCCAATCCCGAGGACCGCGTGAAACCGGCTGGCGGACTGCGCAGACTGTGGGCGTGGTGGTTCCGGTGAGCCCGGAAGTCGGGCTGCTGTTGGTGGCCCTGCTGTGGATCGCGCTCGGCTGCGTGCGCGCCCGGCGCCGGTGGCGTGGTGAATGACGCGAGCGACTGTCACGCTGGTATTCAGAACGGTGCTGTCCTGCATCGTGATCGCCGGCCTGTTCGCCCTGATATGGGTTTTCATGGCGACCGACATTAAGCTTGACCAAGATCGCAAAGAGGTTCTGCTAGTGCTGTTCGGAGCGGTGTCTGCGGGCTTCGGGCAGGTCATGACGTTTTGGTACGGTTCAAGCCAAGGCAGCGCGGACAAATCAGCCGGGAGAGGTGAGGTATGAAGATCCGCGAACGAATCGAACAGTGGTGGGACGCCCGCGACGAAGACCAGCGGGAATACGTGC